GGCGTCAGGTCAACCATGTCGATTGATCCAGCCAGACCGCGCTTTTCCGAGAACGCCATCCAGTTTTTGACCGGAATCAGGTCGTTGTTGTTGGCCTCGGTGAACAGACGGGCCAACTCGGGAGAGGCAGCGTCGTAAACGCCCTTGACCTGCAATGCCTTGACCAGACCGTCAATGCGGTCGCTCAAGATGTCAAGCGAGTTGGCTTGGTCTTGGTACAGCGCAAAGTCAGGGACTGGAACAAGGCTTTCGTTGGTGATTGTGCTGTACAGCGGCTTAGGGCAAGGATAGAACCCCTCAAGTTGCAGCGGGTCGTCCTGCTCGTCCAAGAACTCGCCAAGCGACTTGGACATCCAGACGGCCTTGCCGGTCTCTTTGTCCCACAGCTCGATGATCATTGCCCGCTTGTCCACGCCTTCCTTGCTGGCGTTCTTCATCTCGCTAGGCTCGGAGTCAAGCGGGATCTTCTTGGCTATCTCGTCGCCAAAGCGCTCGCGCAGCATGGGGCGGGTCATGTAAACCTTGCGCCAGACGATGCAAGTCTCCTCCCATGTCCTCGCTACGTTGTGGCCAAAGTCCTTCCAATGGACGTAATCAGTTGGAGCGCACTCGTAGTCCAGCATCTCGTCGGTGGGCGACTCTTCGTCTTCGGTGATCTGCGCTTCGCCCTGCTTGAACTTAGGCTCATACCGCACCCATGCCACGCCGCGGCCAGGCAGGAAACGGTCGTACAGCGCAGAGGTCAGCGTCTCGCGGTAGTCGGGATAGTGCGTGATCTCATAGTCAAGCGCACGCTCAAGCAACAGAGCGGCCACGCGGCCAACTTGGTCGTTGTCGCGGAAGCGGCGGCTGACGTCAGGCTTCGGCAGGCGGGCAAACGTCGCGGCCTTGAGCGTCTGAACGTTGCTCCACAGGATGTTGAACCGCGAGCCGCTGTCTTGGCTGTTGCGGGTGTCGTCCCGATACCGCTTCAGAATCTTCTTGGCTCGCGTCTCCCATGATGCAAACTCGCGGTCGTAGGCTGCGATGTGGTTCAGGTAATACTGAACCTCGGGCTTGACGGTATCTTCGTCGGCCATGATCAGGCTGAGAAGATGCCGACGGCTAGAACTTCAACGCCTGCCGCAGTTGTGATCTTCCACGCACCGCTGCGAGAAATGGTGCCCAACGGAATGACATAGACGCCAATGCCGCCGCCCACGTTGTTAGGCAAAATGACGTGACTAGCAACGGTACCATCCAAGATGGTGACCGAGCTGGTTGCTGCGGTGCTAACGGTGCAAATCAGTTTGTCAAGGTAGTCACCAATCGCTCCCGTGCCACCCAGCGTTTGGGCGGTCTGGCTTGTTGCAACGTGTTCATACTGGTAACGATAGGGTGCGTTTACGCCTGCCATGTGTTGCTCCTAGATTCGGTTAGTTCGCCTTGGTGTCTCGCGCCACAGAGTTTCAAGTGGAGCAAGCTCAATGCGCGAATTATGCCCCGTTACAGCAAAAACCGGAGGTTTTTCGGGTTCTTTTGGCTTAATTTCCTGCCAAGCAATGGCCATCATGCGAAAAGCGTCAGCGCAATGGCTGGTGAAGTCATGCCGTGGCTTCTCGCGAAACATCTTCTTTTCGTCGTCCCACTCGCGTTGGTACTGCTTGAGCAATTCCACGGCATCGCCGCAGCGTTCGCGGTCAAACCACACTCGGCGCATCATCACCCGCGCGGCCTGGATGCCGTCCTGCACACTTAGGCCAGGCACAATGGCCATGTTTTTGAGGCCAAGGTGAGCGTCCAATTGCTCGATGATGGACTTGCCGCCTGAGGCCAGCGTTTTGGCCCGTGCGTCGTGGGGCAGATAGTGTGTCGCGTACCGATACGCCTTGCCAATCACCACGTTGGCATAGTCGTCAATGGTCAGGCCGCTGGCCGAGTAGTAGTCGATGATCCGCAGCTCGGAACCCAGCATCTGCCAGAACCAGATGGCCGTGTCGTCGTGGAAGCCCAAGTCCCAGGCGGTGAACACGGGCAAGTTGCGGTCGTGATCCACAACGGTCACGCGCCCTTCGTCCTCAATGGCCCGCAGCTCGCGGCTATAGTACGCACCCAAGATCGCAGCCTCGAAGCTGCACTCAAACTCTTGTGCGTACTGATCCTCGGTCATGCCTCGGGATGCGTCGGCCAGCTCATCAGGCTTGATCAGGCCGGACTGACTTGCCTTGATGCTGGTCGAGTACCAGTCCGGCGAGCCTTGGGCCTGCGTCCAAATGCTGTGAAAGAAGTTGTGCCCCTTTGGCGTGCCAATGAACACAGCCCAGCCCTCGCGGTCGGCCAGCAGCGGTCGGATGATCTCGCCCCACACTCGTGGTCGCATATCGGCCACTTCATCTAAAACAACACCATCCAAATACATCCCCCGCAGCGCGTCGGGGTTGTCCGCCCCAAAAAGCCTGATGCGTGCCCCGTTGAGCAGCTCCACCCACAGTTCTGACGCATTAGCCTGAGTGCGAACGTCTGCGGTGTAGCGCAGCAGGTAGTCCCAACTGATGCTCTTGGCCTGGCTGTAGTACGGCGCGATGTAAGCGTAACGGCCATTCGTCTTGTTGTCGGTGAAGGCGCGACGAATGAGGTCATTGATGCACGCCACAGTCTTGCCAGCGCGTCTGTGGGCCACAAGGCAGGCCCACCTAGCCCGACGATCATGGAAGGCCGCAAACGCCCGTCTAGGCGCGTATGGGATCGTTATTCGTCGTTCGGTCGCTGCCATTCGATCACGGTTCGCAGCGGCGCTTTGTCGTCGCCAACCAGTTCTGTCCTAGCTAGCTTCGGCGCAGCGTACTCGGCCAACTTGGACACAAGATCAAGCGCCTTGCTCGGATCGTCCTGAGCAACGCTTTCCAGCCATTTAGAGACGTTTTCGCTGTTGTCCTCTAGCAACCTCTGGATCGTCTCTCGGAAGCTCTTGGTGACCTTGTTAGGCGTGCCCTTGACCCGTCCCTTGCCAGCGTTAGGCGGAATCCACTTCTTCTTTGCAACCGTTTCTACTTTGCTATCGGTCACGGCCTGCCTCGCATCAACGCAGCCGCAAGCTGCTGCGGCTTGTTCTTAACCCCTTCGGCAGCCATGCGCTTCGCATCGGCCACAGAGATGCCGACGCGCTTGGCCACAGCGGGGTCATGAGCTGCGGCTTGGAAGAGTCGGTTCTGTTTGGCTGTGTATGGCATGGTCGGAGTCTAACGCCACATCACAGATACTGCAAGTTGTTGATGACCACCTGATAAAGCTCAGGCCGGTTAATCCTCAACAACTTTGCATCAACTGCCCTGCTCTTTAACTTCTCTTGTTCCTTATCCCAAAACATCCAATAGTTTCCTTTGTTCTCAACTTTATCAATCGAACAAAGTTTAACTGCCACATATCTACCGCTTGGGTCAGTATCCCTAATAAAAATCTTCCACCCAGAACCGTAGAACTCACGAAGCTCCATCAGTTCGTCCCATGTCTCATCTGGCTCATTGCCTTGGTACATCGTCATGCTGCTGCTCCTTCATTGTCAACTGGGGATCGAAATTTTCCCATCCCCAACATCATCGCACATCATCGCTCACATCATCAGGGGAGGGGACAGAGGACACCCCTATTTACATGATAGGGGGTAGTCCCCTATCCCCTACCCATGAATATGCCTTGTCAACGGGGATAAAGTTGTGCTTTTTCCCCTCAATCCCCTTTTGTCCCCTGAGTGCCTTTTTTCACCTCTCCTGCCTTCTGATGAGCATCGTGCTGGCCAAGACGGGGTCAATCACGATCCACCCTTGGAAGTCAACTCTGATAATCTCAGCGTTCAGCAAGTTATATATCAATGACCCCTTGCGACCTGGCTTCATATAGGTGCTAGCGGTGGCTTGCGTAAAGCCCTCATTGTTGATGAGATACGAAGTCAAACCTTCTTTGGACACATAAGGGCTGTCGCACTTATCTTCTGCGCCAGATGTCCACCAAGCGTTCGTAAACTTGCGAATATCTTTTGCGTATTCAGGTTCTTTCTTTTGTTTCTTTTCCGGCACATCATCAACCACTTGAAACACCGCACCCTTGATCTCAATGCCATCCTCATCAAGCCATCCAAGATCAACTGGCTCAAGCCGACCGCAGAATGGCTCGGGTTCTTCGGCGTCTTTCATCTTGGTGCAAGACACTTCAATGAGGCCGTCTTTCTTGGAAATCAAAATCTGAGTGTCCATTGATGCCCGCCATGCGCTTGAGCCTCTACCTCTAGTCTTGGCCTCAACTGCCACGCCGACGTGGTGGTTAAAAACAAGCGTTGCATTGGCCAGCGCAGCGCAAGCAATGTTGCCGCCGTTAATCATCTTGCGCGTATCGCTAGGGCTGTTCTCATCGCCGCTTTGGTGGTTGTTGAGCGTGTCCACAAACACGCAAGTGACGGCCTCGGTGGTCAACTCACGCACGGCGTTGATGATCTGAGCAGGGGCACCAGGCGAGTCCATGTCAATGCCCTTGTTGGAAATCAGCAAGTTGTCCAGCTTGCTGATCTTGTTGGCCTTGCACCATGCTGCGACCCGCTGGCGCAGGCCGTAGTTGCCTTCGCCTGCCATGTAGACAACCACGCCGTGCTTGGTTCGTTTGCCATTCCACTCCATGCCTGCGGCAATGCGGCAAGCCATGTCTAAGGTAAAAAAGGTCTTGCCGCTGCCCGAGTCGCCAAAGACCATCGCCACGCTGCCTTCTGGCAGCCATCCCTTGATGACCCACTTGAGTGGGGCGGGCTGGTCAAGAAAAGACGTGGCTCGGGTAAAGAAGTATTCCTGCGTACCTGCCTTGACTGCTGACAGAATGGCATCGGCAGCGTCAGAGCCGATGGCGGCAGATGCGGCAAGGTCTGTGTCTGGTTCGTACCGCGAGACTGAGCGCACAATCTGAGACAGCTCAGACGATGGCAACGGGATTTCGCAGCGTGTCTCGTTGGCAATGGACAAGGCGGCATAGATTTCGGCTTCGGTCATGCCGTAGCGCCGCATGGCCCCGCCTAACGCCGTCAGGCCGTTGTTGCGACTGCCTTGGATCAACCCGCCGGAC